TTATCGATAAATCGTTTTCATAACGAGATTCTTTAGTTCCTCTTCCAATTCTTTGTTTTTTTGAACTGTATAGCCCTTCAATTGCAGGGTTTTCTTTTCTTCTTCATAGCGCAATACCACAGGATAAGGCCCTGGATATTTTTTCAAAATAGACAGAATCTTTTTATCCTGACGATGATCAACCAATTGCAGCCAGAACTTCTCATTGGTTGCTAGTTGAGCTTCCGCTAAAATCATCTGCAAACGACCATCTCGCTCTTGTACCTTTCCAGTCAAGTAGTAGTAACCACCTTCTTTGATCAAGGAAGAGAATCGATTGTAAGTTTCAGGAAAAAGGGTCACATCTAATTTGTTCTTAGTATCGCTGACCTGCAAAAAGGCCATCGGTTCCCCCGACTTGGTTCGAATGGTTCGAATGCTGTGTACCTCAATAAGAATGCGTGCTTGCTCCCCTTGTACAAGTTGGGCAATAGGCTGGATCTCAAAAGGACTTGTTTTCCCAATTGCAACCAGTGGATGGTTGCTAAGGCCAACTCCAATAATCGCCTCTTCCTTCTCATATTTTTTAGCCTGGCTAAAGTCTTCTGTCTCTATCCAAGAGTAATTGGAATCTGCAAACAAGCTTCCTAATTCATCAGCAAAAACAAACAAATTCGGTAAATTTTGAAGGACTTTGCGTCTATTCTTTTCAAAAATATCAAACAATCCAAGCTCCGCTAAGGGAGTCAAGAGAGGCAATTTATGGTACTGCCTTGGAAGTCTTAAGATGAAATCTTCGACACTTTCAAAGGGGCGATTGTCGATAATCCAATACGCTAAATCCCTGGGGAGTCCCTTGATATTTTTCATTCCCAAGTAAATTTTTCGATCCTGAAACTTATCTCTGTAAGGGATGGTATTGATGGATAATGGCGCGACTTTAAAATCAGACTGAAGAGCATCCGTCAGATAATCGCTACTCGAATAATTGAGCATGATATCAAAGAAAACATCGGGATAATGCACCTTGAAATAGGCCATTTGAAAAGCTAAGGCAGAATAGGCATAAGCATGGGAACGGTTAAAGCCATAACCAGCAAATTTTTCCATGATCGCAAAGACCTCTTTAGCTTTTTCTTCCGTATGACCTAAATTTTGAGCACCAAGGACAAAATCGTCTTCCATCTTATGCATTTCCGCCGCATTTTTTTTACCCATGGCACGCCGTAAAATATCGGCTTTCCCCAGGCTAAAACCTGCAAAGCGTTGGGCAACCTGCATGACCTGCTCCTGATAGAGCATGATGCCATAAGTAGGTCTTAAGATTTCTTCAATGGCTGGATCCAAAATCTCCACTCTTTCTTGGCCATGCTTTCTTTTGACGAAATTATCGATGTAATCGCTGGCACCCGGACGATTGAGAGAGGTGGTCGCTACCACTTCTTCGAAATGATTGGGTTTCACCCGTCTCAAGAGGCGGATGGCTCCAGCCTGTTCAAATTGGAAAATCCCCTTGGTATCTCCTGCCGCAAACAAGGCCAAGGTTGCTGGATCTTCTAAATCAATGGCTTCAATCACAATCTCTTCTTGGTACTTTTCATAGACGGCTTCCTTCATCTTCTGAACAAAGGTTAAATTGCGCAGGCCCAAAAAGTCCATCTTTAACAGACCATTGGCTTCAACTGCATGGGCATCATACTGGGTGACGAACATATCTTCTCCGTACTTGAGAGGAATGTAGTCCGTCAAATCCTGGTCACTCATCACAACACCCGCCGCATGGATCGAGGTCTGTCTTGGTTGGCCTTCAATTCTTTTAGCAATCTCAAAACCACGCTCAAAGTCTGCCCGGCTATGGATTACTTGTCGAAAAGCTAAATTCTGTTCATAAGCGGTTGTGAGTGTATCTCTAAAACCAATCCGCTTGGTAATAGAAGTCAATTCGTACTCAGGAACTCCAAAGCGTTTAAAGACGTCTCGAATGGCTTGTTTGGCTCCAAAGGTTGAAAAGGTGACAATCTGAGCCGCATGGTAACTCCCATACCGATCTCTCACATAGCGGATAAATTCTGGACGATAGATATCAGGAATATCAATATCGATATCTGGCATGGTGTAGCGCTCCACATTTAAAAAGCGCTCAAATAGGAGATTCTTCTCCACTGGATCAATCCCTGTAATTTCAAGGACATAAGCTACCAGCGAGCCTACAGCTGATCCACGCCCCATTCCCATATAATATCCCTGACTCCGTCCGAAACGAAGGAGATCCCAGACAATCAAGAAATAATCATCGAAGCCCATTTGATGAATAACATCTAACTCATGCTCTAGACGTTCTTGATAGACCCGACTGGTCAAGTTCTTTCGAAGAAGACCCGCTTGGGCTAATTCTCTGAGTTCCTCCACTGCAGGTCTTTGAGGATTGAAACGAGGTAATTTCAATTGGGTATCCATGTCATAATGAATCCCTTGGACAAGTTTTTCAAGATTTGTGATGGCGTGCGGAAATGTTTCTGCAAAATCCTTCTCCAACTCCTGAGGAGCTTTTAAGACGAGGGCAGGATCAATTGGTCCTGTTTCCGTCAAGGTTTGATTTTCTTTAATAGCAGCTAGCATTTGCATAGCTTCCATATCCCCAGCCTCAAAAAATCGAACAGTATGAAGAGGGATCACAGGGTGCGAAAACACTTGGACGGGACTATCCACAAACACCCCGATCAAGTAATCCAGACCAAGTGCTAATTCTTCGCTGGCAAAAGGAGCTGGGACAATGACTGCTACCCCTTCAGTCAAATGCTTCACATCCTCCCAATTGCACTTCCCCATCATCTTGACGGTCGACATCTTCATCAGATTCTGGTATCCCTTGGTAGATAAGGCCAACATCCGAAAGGGAATCGTTTCATTCCCGAGCTCCAGTTCAAGTTCCAAACCGACTATGGGCTTAAGATTTGCCTCCTGACAAGCTTCAATAAACTCATAAGCTCCATACAAATTATCCACATCCATCATTCCTAAAGCATCATAGCGCAAGCTTTTAGCCTTTTGGACATAGTCTTTTAGGGTCACAAGGCTTTCCATAAAGGTATAGACTGTTTTTGTATCCAGCTGTGCAATCACTTTTTCTCCTCCCTCACTTGTCTATTTTTGGGACTCTTTATTGTACAAAAAAACACCACTGCTACACAATGATGTCTCAACAACGGAAGACATGGGATTCGAACCCACGCACGCTTTTACACGCCTACCGCGTTTCCAACACGGCCTCTTAAGCCTCTTGAGTAATCTTCCATGAATAAAAATATGGAGCCGGTGGGAGTTTCTAAAACTCAATTATATAGCTGTTTTTAGGTTTTAGGGTCTGTTTTAGGTACTGACTTCTAAAACTTTCACGGCTCATCATTTGTATTACTAGTTTAGCATAGGTTCCAAGAAAGTTCAAGCTTAATTATAAAAGAGATATAGAATGAAGCTATTTAATAGGAAAAAATCTTTTATTTTTTTAAAAAAAGTTAGTAAAATCTCTTGATTTAATACAACTTTAGTTGTATAATATATACATAAGGTTAAGGAGGAAACCTTAGACAAGGAAACTAAAGAAAGGAAAAATAAATGTTAAGGCGAAGAAAAAAGCCAATCAAAGCTAAGACGAATAAGCTAGTAGTCAAAATCAACTTGTTCATCATAAGCATTGAGTGGCACATCGAATTCGGATAGTGAGCAATCACTATCCGCCCCTTGGTGGGGCTTGCTTTAATTATATCAGGTATCGTGATGAAAGTAAAATTTAATGTTAAAAAAACCACAGCTAGAGAAAAACTTGAGTTTATTTTAGGGCTTCTGTTGATCGTAGTGATCATTTGGTTTTTTGTGAGGTAAATATGTTAGTTGATATCAATGCTATTAAATGGCTGCTAGAAAATGCCACAGCCTATTCTATTAGTAAAAATTGTGGATTATCCACCCAAGCTGTAGACAAATATAAGAATGGTATTTCTGATATTATGAATATGCGTTTGAAACACGCAATTAAAATGACAGAATACGCCAATCAGTTAAAAAACAAAAAGTGATGGTTATTTAATCATCACTTTTTTTGATGTAAAGACCCATTGCTTATAGCAGAGAATCAAAAAAACATAGTCATTCGATTGAGGTTACAACGGACAATTTTAATAATTGCCGTTATAAGCACAATAAAAAAAGCCCCCTCGAATTGAGGGGGTGTGTGTCTTATGTATTATAGAGTTTCTGGCCACGGGTCATCTGTGATATATGACATATCAGTAAACCGCAAGTCTCCGATATCACGATCTGTTGGCACTGGGTCATCGAATTGTAAGCGTAGCTGGTTGCCGTCACCCGGCCCACCTAGATAGAAAGTGCCAAGGCGCTTGCCTTTGTCATTTGTCATAATACCCAGTTTTGAGTTAGTCGCACGAAAACCGACGGGTATACCACCGACGTTTAAGATCACCACGTTTCGCTCACGGTCAGAGCCTTGTGGAACGTAGCTGGGCGCACCTCGTCTCACGATTCCAAACCAACCCCAAGAGAGGCCACCAAAGCCGATCTCAACCGTGGAGTTTATACGTCTAAACTCGACATACGCATTAGTTTGATTTGAGTTGATATTTCTTGGTTTAATTTTGACATCTCCAAACAAGACTGACCAAGCGTTAGAGCCGGTTCCGGAGCCTTTCTTGATCCACTTCACCGCTCCGTTTTTAGCCGTGGTATCAGTATAAATTGTACCGATGTCAGCGTTTAGATTATACGGGAAGCCTTGACCTTTTAATTCCGTTCCAGCACTGCCACCAGATCCTACCGAACGCTTTAATTCCTCAAGATCGTTTTTGCTGGCCAGTTGGCTTGTGTCGATTGTCGGGATTTTAGAGCGTGTTACGAATGGATCACCGCCATTTGCCAATTTTGTATCAATCAATGCATCCAGACCCAATTCAAGGTGCTTGTCTTTGATGTTATTGGCCATCTGGGATTGCAAGGTTGTATAGGTTGGAAATAGTTCGTATGCTTTAGAGGTTGATAAAAATGAAGTCTGTTGTCCTTGAAGCACACCTATATCAACCCCAATCGCCTGAATAACTTGTTTTAGTTTATCCATGCTTCACCTCCTTAGAGGGTATTTTTAGCGGTATTATAAATCTGTGCAAAATCGGTATTTTCCAAGTCAGTAAATTTTTGACCAAGCTCTGTCATTTTAGACACGATAGCCTGATCTGCTGATCCTGCACCGTTAGCAATACGGTCTGCGATTTCTTTGAGAGTGTCAAGTTCTTCTGGCACACCCTCGCCAAGGATTGCGGTTTTCACCCCTTGAATTGCTGTTTCCAGTTGTTGTTGTGTGATCCCGCCTTGACCAAGCTCAGACTTGTCAGCTTTATTAGCAAGCGTGGTCTTGATTTCTTTTACGTCAGCACCAACGGCCTGTGCAAATTGTGTGAGGTTTTGTGTGTTTAAAGTCATTTATTTCTCCTTTTAAATTTTAGCTAGGTTATATAGTACGGTTAGATCTGGGAGTTCTTCCGTCTGTGGTCCATTTGGATGTTCTGCAATGTACTTGTCGATTTCAGTCTTGACATCGTTTCTTACAAGCGAAAGAACTTCCACGCTTGTAAATTCGTCTGCTGAACGTGTGATTTCCAAACGTGTCGAGCGGTCACTTGGGAAAATATACCCGTCACAAACGACTTCTACCAAATAAGATCCAATCGGTAGGGGCTTGCTTATTTTAAAAGTAACTTTTGAATTATCTACTGTACTCTCAAATGTAGCCTTTCCTTTTTGATTAAAGATTCGTATTGTAGCATTTTTGCCGTTTAGATCACTAATAGGGCGCATTTGCTCGTCCAGTAGCTCATATCCAAAAAGTGAGGCAGAGTCGCCTTGCTTGACAACCGCCCCTCCTTCGAATTGTTTTAGGTTTGTTGAATTAATGCGCATAATTCACCTCCTTTAAGAGAATGAACCAAAGCTATTAATACGCTTACTATTCTCTGATTGCCCGACTGCGACATATCTGCGATTGCCAGATCCTGCGATATACGTAATCCAGATATAGCCGTCATTATCAATCCAACCGTCATAATTGATGGTTTGACCTGCTGTATACACTGCTACAATCTCAGAAGAGAGCCCTGCAGAGGCACGTACATTGAGCGCAGAAACTTCCACGGTAAATGTTCCCGTTTCCTCGTTAAATGCACTAGAATCGACTGTGAGAGGCTCTGACGGCTCGATAGAAGTCACTTGCGCTGGTTGGCCATCTACAGGGAAGTAAAACCAGCCTACAATACCGTTAAAATCACGGGTGTTATATCGTGCTGGACCACCGACATAAAGAGCATCTGCATTACCATCAATGTTTTGCTCAATAGTGCGCATGGTATATCCGTCACTATCTTCGATGACTAACCCTGTGTGACCGTAGCTGTGTCCGTAGATGTAAGTGGTATCCATAACAAATACAGCCCCAGCCCGTGGCTTGCTATCGAGATTTCCCTCTTGGTTGTATTCTACCTCGTAGCCAAGGTCACGGGCAGAATTAAGCAGATCAATCGCATTTCCCCAAAGAGTTTTTCCAAAAAAGTAAGTAGAGATCGCATTAGGTAGTGCAGCACACTGCATACCCCACTGGCTCATAGATACACCTGTTCCAGCATCTGCAAGACCTTCTGCATATCCTAAAATATCGTTTAAAGTAGCCATTACTGCTCCTTTCTAAAATCAAAGGCTACTATCCAAAAATAGATAGTAGCCAGTAAAAATATATTAATCTTCGCTAGGTTCTTCATAACCTAAAGCACGCTCTGAATCGCTCAATCCAGCAGTAGTTGGATCGTTGACCACTCCGACCAAAACGAAGAATGCAAACAACACATTGACGAATACCAAGATTTTATCAATGGTTTGGCCAAACTCTAGCTTGATACCGAAGATGTCAGCGAATGCTTGAAAGAGCAATGCCAAAGCTGGCACTAATGCAAGCCAAAAGTTCTTATTTTTAAGTCGTACTGACCAGTTAATTTTATTCATAATGTTACCTCTTAATTATTTTTGTTTTGAATGAGTGCTTTAAGCTCCTTCATATCCTCGCTCAAGGCTTTGACCTGCTCTGCGAGGATCAATAGAGACTTATTCTGTTCATCGTGGTTATCGAGCCGTCTCACTGCTGTCAAACGGAAATCACGCATGTTTTCGATGTCTTTTTCGATCACGACCATGCGTTTCTCTTGTGCCACGACACTTCCTTTAAAGTTGCCGTAAATTCCAAGTAAGATCCCGATAAAACCGACCATCATCGAGATGTCCTCTGGTGTAAAGTGGATCATAGATCACGCCCCTCTCTTGTTAAAGTGTTGGTTGTGGTGTAGCTGTAGCCACTGGTTGAGTTTCAAGGTCGCCAGAAGGTTGTCCTGGCTTCTCTTCCTTCTCTTCCTTCTCTTCTTTTGGTTTGGTCCACTTCCAAATGCCGATTTTGCCATTTTGATAAAGGCTATTCAATTGATCCAAGGTTTCGCCTTGGTAAGTAAATGGCTCATTCACTTGGATCATGATGCGTTTCCCTTCACCAAATGCTTCTGTGTGGCTTGGATCTTCGATGGTAAAGATCTCTTGTGGTTGGTAAGTCTTGCCAGATTGACCAAGATCTACCAACTCAAGACCACGTTTAAATACAGTAGGATCAAGTGGATTTTCAACATCAGTCACACGGGCCAACACGTTCCATTCGGCCACTTCTTTGATCTTCTGGATTTGGTTCGCTTTTTCTTCGTTGTCCTTGGTGAGAGCTTGAATCTTAGCGATAGCGTCATTGTTAGCTTCGACAGATTTGTCTAACTCTTTCTTGATTGCTACGACTGCTCCAGATGTGTCAAGTTCCATGCGGACGATGTTTAATACTGCTTCAACCAGTGTCGCATCATCTTCAGTCGTGCGGTTTGTTGGCAAAATTTCCTCGAAAACACGGTACGGAAAGTCTTGCTTGATTGCTACCTTGGTAGTGTTAGCTACTGCATCGTATGATTTAAATTGTACTTTGTAATCCATTATTTAGTTACCTCGTTTTTATTTTTGATTTCTTCAAACAGGTCCTTCAAGTCTTTATCAGAATCAAGGACAGAGCGATAGCTTTCAACTTCCTGAGCAAGTTGAGCTACAAGTTGCTGTGACTCAGTAAGACGAACCTTAAATTCAGCCTCATTGATTGACTTGCTGGCAAGTTGATTTGCCAGTTCTGTGATGATTGCTACATAATTATTTTCGTTCATTACAGCTCCTATCTGTAGTTATATTTCGAAAGGACACCACCGATGTGTCTTTGAGCAGCACTGTTTTTGAGATCCCAGCCATATTTCTGCAGGGTGCCAAAACATGTGAGCAGATCCCATAAATAAGTTCCGACACTTCTATGATTACCATCTGCTGTGTAGATCAATCTAAAATCAGATGCAATCATCTCTGAGTATGTTGTGCCGTTTAGTGGTGCAATTCTTGGTTTACCAGCATTTTGAATGATCCAACCTTGCTTGTATTCACTGTGTTGCAAATACAACTTATCTGCATAAAACTTAGTATAATCTTCAACGTCTTCATTCGTGCTGTTGTAGATCTCGATGCCACTAAATGTCCTGTTCCCACTATTTTCCGTACCGTCACGGTTTGATCCGATGATGGTCTTCGAAAATCTGTTTCCGTTTTCGATATGAGTTCCATATCTAATAAACTGAGTAGGAAAGTTGTTGAAAACACGTCTGATAACTGCTGTGTCAGTCAACATGTTCATCGCACTATTATCTAAATCGAATACCAGAGATCCAGTATTCGATTCTAACCTACCACCTTTAATTCGTTCTGCAGAAAAGTCGATTGAGGCAAGTTGCGTGATAAAGGCTTTTTGGGCCATTAACTCTCTGATAAATGCTTGGTTTGTCACCAATTTATTAATCATGGCAGAATCTACTAGCATTTTATCAGCCGTTACTGAGTTCGAAGCTAAAACCGGTGTAGTAACCGATCCAGCCTTCATGTGCCCAGTTTCCACGCTCTCGCTTGCGATATGACGGCCCAAAATGGATCCATCAACTACCATGTCACCCTTAACTTTAATCAATTGAGCGATCAAGGCAATGGATTCTGGCTCTTGTACCATTAAGGAACTGATTGTTCTCCCGTTGATGCTCTTTCCAGTGCCAAAGGAAATTTGACTTGGTGTGATTTGGATATCCGTTTTTCTCAACATATCACCAATTTGGTTTGTGATTGTTGTAAACTGTCCATCCACCGTCTGTCTGTATTCAGCAATCTTAGACTCAATTTTAGCCTCTGAAGTGCCAGCTTTATCCAGTGGGCTGGGCCTAAATGCTGGGATCTTAGATCCACGGACTAAAATTGGATTCCGTACCCAAAACTCTCCGTTATTGATAGCATAGATGTAGAATGGGAAATTACCTGTTTTGTTAAACTCAAAATCACGATTGGCAGTGAAATGGAATTCTGCTCGAATCCACCTATCTTTCGGTGTATTTTTGTCAGCAAAACCTTGAGCAAATATGGCAGTATTGTTTGAATGGTTTTTTAATGCAAATGTTAGTCCTTTGTCTACCTCTACACTAGATTTGATCATGTAATCAAATGCGATAGAGTATACATCACCTTGCAAAATACGATCAATATAGATTGGGAAGCAAGGTCCTAGCCATGTTGTGGACGGAGACCCATCAATTTTCATTTTGAAGATTCCGTCTTCCGACCTTGAAAGCCTATTATTATTATTATTATTGGATACACTGTATTCAGTTAATGTGTCCGCAAATCTGATAAGATTGTCTGGTGTTGTATCTGTCGCAACACTTTCAAATCTTCGATTGATTCCAGCTACATCTTCATCATATTTAGCTTTTGCTATGTAGCCTTGCTCTAGAATCTGCCTTGTTGCTTTCAGGGCATCAACTGCAGCCTTCTCAGAGTAGGTCTGCATGCGCTGTTCAAGTTCGCCATTTGGACCAGCTTTGCTCTCTAGTTGTGTTAATTGGGTCGAGAGACCTTGGATAGTTCTTTCAAAAGTAGCTTGAGCCTGTGTTACTAAATATTCTTGATCTTCAAGTGCTGGTTGCCACGGCCTTTTTTGAGTCCCTTTATAAAGGTCAATTTCTGCAATATATAAATCAGATTGACCGCCATTTGTTCCGTTATTATCAAAACGTAAATAGGCATTATCAATATCTCCGGAATTAAATTGGACTGATACACTTTCTAGTTCACTAGTGCTTAATTTTTTACCATTAATCAACTGTTTGACAATGGTGAAGCCTTGGGTTTCACCGTTACGACGGCCAAGGATAAAGACATCATAGGACGTCAAAGCCGAATTATTAAAACCCCTAAAATTAAGGGTATAATCTGTATTTTTTTCTAATAAGAACCGGTTAGAACTTATTACTTTTTCGGTTTGGTCATTATTAGAGAAAATAAGTATTGGTTTTGAGCCGTTAAAATAGAATGGATGGTTTCCTATTTTTGCAATCCCATTGCTACCAAAATATTTCGTACCTTCTTTATAAGCAGTATCACGAATTAAGTTAGGCCCACCGATTGTCGAAGAGGTAAGTTGCTCTTTAATTCCATTCACCGTCTGCTCGACATAAGAGCGATCTGCTTTGCCATTGGCTACATTGATCAGGTCAGATATGGCTTTCTCAGTCGTCTGCTCAAAGCGTGATTGAGCGCCTTGGACACCGACAAATTGGCTTTGCGTTTGAGTTTTGAAATCATTGATCAGCTTCTGGATGTCTGCATCACTGGTTTTTAATTGATCAGTAGTAGCTTTCAGTCCTTGCATATTGACTTCAATGCCATTGTATCGAGCCCTGAACTCTTCTACAATTTCATTTTTGTTTGCTTGGTTTGCTGCATTGATTTTCTCAGTTACTTTAGCCGAAATTTCCTGCTTGACCACTTCAGCTTGTGCTTTGGCTTGCTCAATCCCGTCTGTGATTTTATGTTCCAGCTCTTTCGCTTGCTTGTCATACTCAGCATTAGCATTATCTACAAGCTTCTGCACTTTCGCTTCATATTCTGCATCATAAGACTTCATTTTCTTGTCAACGGAGTCATTGACCATTCCTGAGATAGAGTCTGCTAAAGTTCTAGCAACTTCGCCAAATCCGATGCTGACAAGTTTGTTGCTCATTGGATTAAACTTGTATTTCGTGATCTTTTTTCGCAAATCGACATCGTAGCTCTCGTGGAAGATGCTCACGATATCGAACATGTGTACTGGTTGATCTGCCTGGCCTACAACATCAATCTCAAGGCTTTCTTCGATCATGTCACACAGAGTTTCTCGAAAATAGCGCTTGCCGTATTCCTCAAGCGTTTTTTGATCCACGACATCCTGATCTTGTACTTCCATATCTGCTTCGTAAATATGCTTGTACTTAGTGATCAGTGGGCTATCAATGGTCACGGTTAGGATTTGATCTTTCTTCCCTTCTTCGTGTGCTTCAATAACCTTTTTAAAATGGATCCGTGTTCTCAACTCTTTGGTGGATTTTGTTTCTTGGAACGACTTCATATTTTTCTTGTAGGCAAATAATGATTCGTTTTCGATTCCACCATGTTCTAGCAATCGGACGCTGTACTTGTCCCGGACAAGGTCTCCACCCCACTGCCCAACGATGGAGTGCTTGTCTTTGGCCAAAGCTTCCATCGCTGAGATATCTTTTAAATTAAGGGTGTGTTTTGACATCACATCAGAAAAGAATGTGAATGGTGTTTCTCGTTTGAACCCGGCAACAAGCGCATTCATTACGGTTGCTCCATTCACTCGATCGACATTGATCTTGTTGATAGAATAACCATTTAACAATGTAGCTACTTGATTGGCGTATACTGTGACATATCCGTGTTGCTTTTCGACTTCAAAGATAGTAAAGTACTGTTCTCCGTGCAAGTCATCAGCAACTAATTCTGTTTCCGGAATTAACGATGCCCATTTGGGGTCTGATGTGGGAAATTTAAAGGTAAGCTGGTAGGTGCTGTTAGCTTCCTGAACGATTTCGGAGCTAAAAGCTTCATTAAGAGGGAAGTTACCCTCTTGCAGATAGATCATACTTTATACCTCCAATTTCCTTTGATTGTGATTTTTGAGACGGTGCCTGAAACTGCGATACCAGATGTGCCTGGAGCAATTTCGAAAAAACCACCTCGTTTTCTCAATGTATTTTTCAGATTTCCATTTTTGTCATAGACATTTTGCTTTTTATGACGGCAGTCAATTGTTGCTTTTGTATCAATCGTGAGTTGCATGGTTTGCTTCCCAATGGTTAGAGAGACATCTCCATTGCCCTCAATTGTGATGACTGGTTCAGAATATACAGTTCCTGGGTTATTTATTGTGCCGTTACCTGCCAAGGTGACTGCAGCGTCATTATTTAAGTAGCGGAATGGATGCATCTTTAACTTTATTTCTAAAGTCCAAGCATGTAAGCCATTCTGTTTAAATGATGCGCTCTGAAAATCTGCATAAAAAATAGAGCCTGGCCGATGACTAAACTCTATTTTATTTTCCTCTTGTTTGAATTGATTGACAATCATTTCGATTTCACTTGTTTTGACAACGTATAAACTTACTGTCTTATCGTATCCGTCAAAAGCTCCATCATAAAGATTATAATCTCCATTTGCCCCGTAAATCGTATTTGATTCGACCCTTGGTGTGGCCGTCTGGTCTTCTCCGAAATCCGTCACATAGCAGTTTGGGATTGATCCAGTGTCAAATCCATTTATAATCATGTTAAACATTAGATTCCCTCCCTTGCCATGATTTTAGAATATCTTTGATAGCTGTTTTGCGCTAAAACATCACCGTCCAGATAGGTTTCTGACGGTTTTTCAAGGATAGCCGTAAGGATCTTTTCTAAACTTGCTCTCAGAATTGCGATCTCAGCAACGATATTTTCACCAGTGTAGCTATTTCCGTTTGATGTTTCTTTAAATAAAAATTGCTGGCTGGCATTTTTCATTTCTCGCAAGAATTTGGCATCTTCCGGAATTCCGACCCCTGTGGCATACCTTGGGAAACCAAGATTTTTCATCAGTCGCTTAGTTCTATCGGCTCGCAATACTTTGGATCCACGAGGCAAGTTGAGTACAACGTCCCGTCCATCTGGTATAAATGAGCTTCCATCTGGTAATGTTACCATTTCTTTATAGACCGCATTTCGCTGGTCATTAACCATTGCGAGTCCACCTTCGTGGAAGTTCGTACCTTTTTCATGTCTTGATCCAAAAACACGGGAGAATGAGTTAACTACTTTATTTACTACTTCTGTAGCTGTGATAGTCGTGTGGTGACTTGTTGGGATGCCGTTGATAGCATTGGTAGCACTGTTCGCAGCATTAACCGCACTAGTGCTATCGCCTGTTATAGGCTTAGTTGGGCTTGGTGTAGCGTTCCAAGCGTTTTGATTATCAATCGCTTGTCGTGCAGCAGTGATAGCACCCGTTGGATCACCTAACTGTGGTTTGACAGGAGACGGTGTGCTGTTCCATTCTTGTTGCTTATTAATCGCTTGTTGTGCAGCATTATTCGCATTGCTTGGATCAGCGGTAATTTGTTTTGTAGGAACAGAAAAATTATTATACAGTCCTAAAGCTCCCATTGCTTGGTTGCTTCCTAATGTTACACCATCCGGAGTAGCAATCAGATCTGTCTTGTGTTGTGTTGGTAAAGTTGTGATGCTTGCTAATGCACTTGCGATTGCAGTTTGTGTCTTGTCGCTCGCATCAAGGTTAACTACTGGATTCATTCCGGTTAAGGCTTGTGCGGCAAGTTTAACACGCTCCATCTTATCACTAGCAGCATCCTTAACAATCAATTCCTTTTCTGCTGGTGTCAACTGATTCCAATGTTCTAAAACGGCTTTCGCACGTTCGCCAGACTCAAGAAATGCTGTGTTTTTCATCAACAATTCTTTTACTTCTGCCGGCATGGCATTATATTGATCCAGCAATGTTTTGTTATCAAGAATGGCTTGCATACCTTGATGATTTCCGACTACTAACTCTTTTTCTGCCGGGGTCAAGCTATCCCATTTACCGACTTCAACCAAGGCTTCACCGATTGTCATCTTGGCATTTGTTTCAAGATTGGCATGCTTGAGAATAAATTGCATATTCTCCCAGCCGTTTTCAGCCTGCAATGCTTTTGTGACTTCTTCCTGCGCATTGGTCTTGACTTGTCCAGTTTTAGGATCAAATACCATTCCATTCCACAAGAGATTTGCATCCCTTGTCTCTTGTGACATGTTTTGAACACTTTTAGCGACAAGACCTGATGAGCGACCTACGATGTCAGCAAATTGGTCTGCCTTGGCCATCATCTTGTCATAATCGAGTCCAAGTTCTGCCCAACTTTTTCGTAATTGGCTAAAATATAACTCACGTTGTCGATCATCACCAAAATTAAGAGGGACTTTTTCACTCAGTTTCTTTTGAAGAGCGGCATACTCACGGCCAAATGCTTCCATTTTGGACTTGTGTTGAGCGCTTAACTCTTCCATTTTTTGGTTATATTCAGCTTTATTGAGAGTTCCTTTGTCATACTCTTCTTTTAAAGCTTTTGTCTGGTCTTCGTAAAGTTTGATCTCATCTTTCAACCATTTAGCAACGACTCCGGATCCTTTCCTTAGCTGGGTTTCGTTCAAGTCGTTTATTTGACCATTCATCGCTTTGATGATGGCTGTGCGCTCATCTGCAGAAAATTTCTGTATTTCCAGTTGTTTGTTGATAAATTGGTTCTCGTAGTCGTAAATGAGAGCTTGTTCTTCACGAGTGATCTTACGTTTTTTGTCAGACGCATTTTGATAGATCTGGATGATCTCATCAGTCATTGTCTGTACGTTTTTCTTCTGCTGTTCTGCTTGTGCTACAGCACGTTTTTGGACTTCTTCAGAAGCTCCAATTTTCTCAAGGTTTTTTTGAGTGCGTTGGAGATCCTTATCAATTGCCTTTTGCAGATCACTCGAAAGTCCTTGCACACTCTTACGGACATTTTCAACGGCTTGAGATCCACCGTTTCCAAAACCAATCATTGCTTGATGGGCATCATCGATTTTAGCTTTTAATTTCGATAGTTCCTCTGCTTGGACCTTGTTTACCGAAGTTCCCCAGGTCCGAGTCCTCTCGTCTGCGTCTGCCATTTCTTTGGCCACTGCAGCAATCACACCAACAGCAACACCGCCTATTAGGACTCCCCAGGTGACAGGGTTCCCAAGTAGTGCGATCCCTTTTGCTAATAGACCAGTAGAAGCTACTGCACCTTCTGCAGCAGTACTTGTCGCAGTGATACCAGTAGTTGCGGTTTTAAATGCAGAAGAAAGACTGCTTCCCTGTTTAAATAATTGGAATGTCTTGCCTAAAACAGAAAGACCTCCTCCAACTTTCCCAATTCCTTGAGTTAGGAATCCGATACCTTTAGTGATACCTCCGATAACTCCGATACCTTTGCCAAGGATTGATAAGGCTGGGCCTGCGCCTGCTGCAAGTAATCCCCATTTAATGATATTCTGTTGCTGAGACTCGCTCATTTCACTAAATGCCTTGGCCATGTCCGCCAATTTTTGGACCCAAGGTTTTGCAGCCTGCAAGCCAGAGTTCATTGCTTTCAGAAGCGGTCCGCCAAATTCAATTGCCAAATCAGTAATCTGGTTTTTAAAGATTTTTAATTGAGATTCTGTAGTCTCATAGCGCTTTTTGGCTTCGTTCGTGAGGGCTGTATTTTCTTTCCACGCTCCATTTGCAGTTTTTAAGGCTCGTGATAGCAAGTCTCCAGCACCAGCCATACGTTGCATAGTATCTACTTCTTGAGTTGATTTGATACCCAGTTCTTTTAAAGTTTGGGTTACATCCCCACCAGACTGCTTGACTTTTTTCAATCCGTCAAGAAATGCTAATAAGGCGATTTGTGGTTCTGTTTTCCACTCATGAGCAAAGTTTTGAGCGCTCATTCCAGATACTTTCGCAAATAATTCTAGCTTTTTACCACCAGAAAGGACTTGCGTGTTGATTTTTTGCATGACACGAGAGAATGAGCTACCCCCTGCTTCTGCGTTAATACCCACGGAACTCATAGCAGTTGCTACTGCTAAAATCTGCGGTTCAGTCAATCCTACCAGATGCCCTGTACCTGCTAACCGCAAGCCCATTTCCAGAATCTCAGATTCAGTTGTTGCAAAATTATTTCCGAGGTCAACAATAGTTGATCCTAGTCGTCTAAATTCAGATTGTGGCATCTGAGTGATGTTTGCAAAACGGGCCATTGCGGTAGCAGCTTCATCAGCAGTCAAGTTGGTAGATTCACCGAGGTCGATCATGGTTTTCGAAAAGTCAACAATGTTTTCTTTTTTGATCCCTAACTGACCTGCCGCTTCCGCTACTCTCGCAATGTCCGCAGCACTCGCTGGCATTGTCTTAGATGCCTCACGAATAGCATTTGACATCTTCTTATATTCGCCCTCAGTAGCGTCAACCGTTTTTCTAACTCCGGCAAAGGCAGACTCATAATCCACGGCAGCCTTAACTGCAAATCCTGCGCTTGCAATCAACGGAGCTGTCACACCTTTGGTTAATGTTCCTCCAAAGTCGGAAACTTTCTTGCCAAATTTTTGGATGTTATCTCCATTTTTGACAAGGTTCTTCCCAAAGTTTTCCATTTTACCAAAAAAGCTATTTTCACGTCCAACAGCTTTCAAGGCTTGCTCTACTTTGTAGAGTTGTCCTTCCATTGCTGACAATTTTGCATTTTCTCGCTCAATATCAGCAGCAGCTTTGTCAAATTTAGCAGATCCAGGATCGAGCTTGTCGAAGTTCTGCTTCATTTGATCGAGTACCTTCTTTTGTGCTTCAATGGCCTGTCCTAAAGACTTGTATTTTGCTTTGAGGAGTTCAGTACTCTTACCATTGTTTTTTAATGTGCTATCGAGCGCTTTGACATTATTTTGGAAATACTTCACAGCGTTCTTTGCACTTGTTAAGCTAGGATTGAACTTTGACACGTCCAGCCCTAGTTCGATATACATTTGTCCTAGTGGCGTTCCACCTGCCATTTTTCCTCCTTTTACAAACAAAAAAAGCCCAAAGAGGCTTTATGCTTCCATTTCTCCAAAAATGTCAGCTAGATCTAAAGACGCATTTTCGGTTTGATCTTTATCAAGATCAATAATTCCGATCAGATCTTCCCAGCTTAATTCCATCACATCATGGACATTCATGTTATATGGTCCATCAGCAACTTCCTTAACGAATTTGTAGAAACGTTTTAATGCATCTTTAGGATCTATTTTTTCCCCTTTGGGTCCACATCACCCACAAGATGAGCATAGATTTCAGTGAACACTTCAATGATTTTAGCAAAATCAGTATGTTCTAGTAATTGCTCTACTGTCACATTTTCGAATAGTGAGGCAATGAAGCCTAATTGTTGATCCAATTTTTCGACTTCTGTCTTGTCTGATGTGAGTGAGTCGTTCAATACAAGGTAATCACGATAATCACGAGTAGTAATTTCTTTACTAGAGTAAAGTACATCTTCTCCAGCTTCGTTCTTCATGGTAAATGTAATTTTTGACATTGTTTGCCTTTCTATAATTAAAAAAGCACCGAATGGTGCTTATTTCATTTTGTCCAAGTTTTATTTAAAAATTCAATTTTATTGACATCATTATCCGAATGGTCATTATCCATCGCATAAAATATAGCTATGGTTGCCTCTTTCCCGGCTTGTATGACGACACTTTTATCCGATTGAACAGAAACGGTATCATCGTTAGACATAACGGAATCATAAGCAAGATAATTGCCTTTGTCATCGCTCGCAAGGAATTTACCTGGATTGAATTCAATATTCGATGAGTCGTTATTTTTTATAGTCAGTGTTACCGTTACTGGGATGAAACTTTTAGAGTCATGGTTCATCGCAAGCATTCCGGAAGTTTGTTTTTTCGGTTCGCTGACAGCGATTTGAGTTTTGTCGAAAAGAACTCCGTCACCAAATTTGTAGCTAGTCAATGAATTCATTCCAAGAACAAAATCATTTGCTTCCAGAAATAAATCGTGATCTACATTTGATACGTATGTAGAGAGCTTATCTTTTACCATGACAGCTCTGTCCTTCTCTTCCTTTACGCTCTCTATTTCCTTGTGTGCCTTAGAAAGTTGATTGTTGGAATTTACGAGCATAATAGCAAGTACAATGGAAACTAGAGTGATCATAATTGTTAATGTTATTAAAACTGTATTTTTCTTATTTTTCATAACAAAACCTCCACAACTTATTATATCAATAATTGTAAAGGTTTACAACGATATAAAGATAAATAAAGGGGCTAAATGCCCCAATTATTATCCTGCTGCTGCCATACCGAGTTTTGCTTTCAATTTCTTGATTTTTGCTTCATCACTACCAAAGTACATTGTACCGTACTTGTTCTTGGTTTGCTCATCAGTACTTGCGCCTGCAGCGAATGATACATCTGTAGTAGCAAGCTCATCAGCTTTATCTTTGATCGTGTTAAGATCGATTGCATCCATTGAAAGATTCCCTTTGTAGAAACCGTAGTAAGCTCCACCACCATCTGCGGTATTTGATTCGAGCAAGATCGCAACATCTTTTGAAACTGTGTCAGCTCCAAAGTCAAGGATATCATCATCGTTTTCGTAGCCGAGAGCTTTAACGTAAAGCGCTACTGGAATGTCCAAGAGACCAAGTTCTACCTTGACATCTCCGACTCCACGGTTGTTCACATGGTAGGCGATATTGCTTCCAAATGTTTTTGTAGGGTCAACGGCAAGACCAGAGATTTTTGCGGTTTGAGTCGCACCTTCTCCTTTTTTACCTTGGATGATAAAGAGGTTTTCTCCCTCTGTTGGGGTTTGATTCCCATCCAAAATTCGAACTGTAAGGCTTTTAAAACCAACTGTAGCAGTTCCTTGTTTTTGTTGTGTCATATTAAATTTCCTTTCTAATAATCGTCATACAGCTTGCTCTTCCCTTTGTAAGTTCTGGCATCTGCATAGCGTTTGATTTCAGGGATCCATTCATCTAGACCCCCAGCAATTTGATAGAATCCTTGTGACTCCATCACCTTTTCGACTAACCCTTGCATTTTTTTGCATTCAATTCGGTTAATCGATTCAACATTGATTTGATAAAGAAATGTTTTTGAAAAGCTTGTATTGCTTCCCTGGTCACTTTGGATAGGTGGCCCTAGTGGGATAATAACAATACTCGTCTGATCTGTTGGTAAGGTTTCAGGACGCTCAAATGATTTGATAGTGATTTTAGAAAGTTCCTCATCGCTCATCAGAGCATCATATATTTCTGATATTTTGTCTTTAATCATCCAAGCCCTTCTCCTTTCAATTTAGTTGCTAAGCGATATTTAAATTTTTCTTTGTTGGCTTCCGAAAATCTTCGGATAACACCGAATCCTCTTGGATGAGCCTTTTTGGCATATCCAAATTCGTTCAAATGTTCTAATCGCCAACGTGAGCCAGCACCAAAACCGAGTTTAACCATTGGCACTCCTTCAAAAGCACCCGTTACATTTCCGACTGTTGCGCTTTCAATTGTTTCTCCGGTATCTTTGAAAACTTGTAGAGCGACTTTAAAGTCTTCAAGTGTTTCGGTTGCTGCGCCTTTCAAAGCTCTATTCGCAGACCTTCTCACTTTCGCATCGCCAAGCTTTGCTTCTAAATTCCGGATGACTTCATCGAAGCCTCTTAATGTAGCGCCACTAGTCATTTGATCCACCAATAACAACAATTAAATAATCACGGTTGTCATAATCGGGACGAACGTCAATGATCTGCCATTTTTTATTTTCTAATCGGTGATCATTTACTTGCACAAAATGCTTATTGTCAGGTTGATAACTTGTTAAAGGATCTCTTATTTTTAAGGTCATCCTTGCAGTCATTGATTTCCCTGTTGAAATTTCGATATCCTTTAAACTAGGCGAGTAGATTTTTGCGAATGTATAAAATACTTTCTCAAAACTCACATCCCTGCCATCTAACCCTTCAAGTACTTTTGAGTTATAAAACTCTACTGGAGTTCTTAATTCGCTTGTATTGGTTTCTGGCTTTTTGTATTTAAACTCAGGCTTATTCATCTTCCACAACTACATCTTCGTTTAGATTGTCCGAAGCTACTAAATCGTATTCTTTCACAAAATCAGGTAATTTCTTCATCAATTCGTTTTTTCGATCATCATCAACTTCAAAAATGTCTCCAACGTGTCGAACGACATTTTCTTTCAAGTCAAAGAAATCTTGGATTGTTTCTAGCACTCTTTTCCTCCTATTGGGTGATTTTGAAGTGATAACTCAAGGAGTTCTCCTTGAAAATTCGTAAAGAAAAACTCGACCTGATCATTGTACAGATATCTTGCACGTTCCAAAACAAGCTCTTCAGTGCGAGAATCTGACAAATCAAAAGCTCCTGTTAAGTCGAGAATTGCTTTTTCGGATGAAGTCAACATCCTTGAAAGATTCCCGTCTTCAGCATCATGAAAGATTTTCATCCGCTCCTTAAATACTGCTAGAAGCGGATGAAATTGTTTTGTTTCTTCCATTCGGTGTCACCACCTATTATTTGATTTCCAATTTCCAAACAGCAGCAGTCTTTTCGTCGTGAGCCTTACCATAAGCGAATTGCTTAGCAGTGTAGAGATTTAAGTCTTCGAGAGCGTAGGTTTCTGTATAACGACCAAACTCGATTCCGCCACCTACAAATGCATCGTAGCGACCTTTGACAAATGTAGTCACTTTGCCAGTGGTTTGAGCAACTGACTCAGCCAAGATCAAGTTGTATGGCATTGCTGTCACATACACACCTTGAGCGTTAAGTGACGTATATTGTTTTTTGACATCCCATGCATCCGCTGGATTGACAACCATCACAACATTTCCTTCAACCGCTACTGGACTACCGTCAGTTTTAACAGAGTGATATTTGTAAACATTTGTCAATTCCTTAACGACTGTAGCAGAGTCCGCAAATGTAAGTTTTGCAGTTTCAACAGATTTTTCTGCATAAGTTGTTTTTCCACTTGCTGCAGTTCCTGTAAGAGTGCGAGAAAGACCGATAGGCTTGTCGTCCCCATCACCGTTCAGAAAGGCAGCTTCCAAAGCAGCAGCGAACGCTTCTGTGATTTGAGTAGATACGAATGATTGCAACCAAGCCGGACCGAATTTTTCAGAATCTTTAGGAATGACTACAAATGCAGTCAACTTGTTTTGAATAGCTTCTTCTTCGTTGAAGGTTTGTTTCAATTGACCTTGGATTTCCCCATTGATCTTGCCCCAAAGAGCTGTACCAGTTTGAGTCGATTTGAGGAATTTAAGGCGGATGCCAGCATTGCGCAAGCCAATATGTTGCAAGAGAGGGCGAGATTTAACCATATCGTCAAAGATACGGTCAATAGTTTCTTGTGGGAAGAGTTTTTCTACTCCTACAGGAGCAGTTTTTTCGATGTCGTTGAAGAATTCACGAGCTTCGGCAGTCAATTTAGCATCATAAGGATTCATTGCTGAAACTTCCTCATGAGCGGCATGACGAGCTTGCTCCATCATTTCGTTTGTCATCGACTCGATCATTTCATTGTAGAGTTTCGCTTGTTCTTCTTGAGGTGCGCCATTTGCTACAGCGTTCAAGAAGTTCTGACGAATTTCGTTGAATTTGTTAGATAATTTCATTGTCATTGTATTTTTCCTTTCTAAAATGCAAAAAGACTGAACCCTTTCGGTACAGCCTCGTTTGTGTTATTTTCTGGACTTTCTGGAATATTGAATTTTTTCTGTACAAATTCGCTATTTTTAAAAGTCTCACTTGCGATTTGTCGAGCTTCTAGCTTATTCGCTACAAGATCAGCGATTTTATCAACATCAGGAGTCATTGCTGACTTCATCTTGTCAATAAAATCATGTGGGATCATTGGAGTTTCGCTTGCAGCAAATGTAGGAGCAATTTCTCCAGCAAACATGATCCTGTCAGCAAATCCTTGATTTACTGCTGATTCAGCATCAAACCAGGTAGTCTTGTTCATCAGATCCAATAAATCATCTAATGCTTTTCCAGTTTTATCAACATAAGCATTTGCGATTGACTTATTAAAACCTTCAAGCACTCCAGCTTCATGAAGTAGAGTGTTGTGGTCTCCGTCAACTCGTGATGACACGTTATGGATCATGATTTGAGCAGTAGGGCTAATTTCTACGACATCACCAGCCATTGCGATAACGCTCGCTGCGCTTGCAGCAATTCCCACGATTTTAACAACTACTTTCCCTGAGTAGGCCCGTAATGCAGTATAGATTTCGCTACCTGCATATACATCTCCTCCCCCTGAATTGATGTGAACTTCGATGTCCTCACCAGTTTCCGGTAATACTACATTTTTAGGAGCGGTACAGTCCCAACCAAACCAATCATAAAGCCAAACATCATCGTTTGACACGATTGTTCCTTTAATCGGAATCACTTTCATCTTCTTTCTCACCTCCCTTCTCTACATCCTCACCAAGTTGATAGTTCTTAGTGATCAGAGGCTTGTCGCCCCACGGTACAGCTTCAAGGCCAAGTTCCTCACGGACCTCATTGATAAGCATGGAACCAGAAGAAATCAGCTTGTCAATACTTTGAGCAAGCGAGAATTTATCTCTTTGCCCTTCACCAACAATGACAAGGCGCTTATTGTCTTTGTATTCACTTTTGCTGAGCAAAGCAAAGTTCAGACCATCGCTCATTTTCTTCACAAGCGACTGGTAGCAATAGCTATTAAACATCTTCTGACTATTTTCCAGATTAGCCATGTCCCCATGCATCAGAGCAGTGGGAATCCCTAAGATGTCAGCTACCTCATCATCAAATTGCCTACGAAGCTTCTTGAGTTCATCTACTGATAGATTTGATGTCCCGGTAGTGTTGGTCAGTTCAGAATATTCCATTCCTTCTTGAGCTGGAACAATTGCTACGGTCTTGGTCGTAAATGATTTAAAGAGACCGTCTGCATATCGTTGCATCTTTTCACGTTTTGATTCGTCAAAACTTGCATTCGTTCTAGTACTGAGTACTCCACGAATTTGATTATTCCGTGCAAGCGCTTCGACTAGTCGAGTGTGTAGTTTTTCGTAATCATTGAAGAGTTGAGTGAAATATTCTTGAAGACGATTGTTGTTGTATTGCAAGAAAATGACTTCATTCATCTTGAATGGTTTCTGGAAAGTATAGTTTTGACAACTCACAGATGTGAATGTATCATCGAACACAGCATATTTCTGTCGAATGTACGAGTCAGCAATCAATAACTGATCATCATTCGACAAGAAAATTAGTACTTCGTTCTTGGTCAATAAGCGATAAACCGCCTTTTGCCAAAACTCAGAAGCTGATTCATTTTTATTGGGCCTTACATTTAACAGATAATCCCAATCAGTAGCCTTCTTTTTCCCATTCTCGATGAATTTAAACTCAGATCTTGCAAAGATACGGGCCACAAATTCAGCAGCCTTGTCAATCGACAGGCTCTTTAGTTGCAGATTTCCAAAAATCCGCTCCAGCTCATCAAACTCAAAACTCGGTTCCGGAACTTCTCGCTTGAATAAATTTAGCCATCCCAAGGCACCTCCTCCTTTCTAAAATTCTATGCCTACCACCCACCCGGATATTTTTTTATCGTTTAAAGAATGACTTTTTGGAGCGTTTTAGTTCCTTCTTGATTGATTCGAACTCTTTATTTGTTTGTTCAACATTTTGTCCACAAATATCTTCATGTCGTTTCACGGACTGGTTTAAAGTATTCAATTCAGCACTGATTGAACCAATCTTGTTCAACAATTCAATGTTTTCTTTGCTTACTACTGCAAGCTCACATTCAAGCCCTTGAATCTTTTGTTCGAGTTGTTGTTTTTTCTTCATTCGTTTGTTCATTTTGTTGTCCTTTCTAAAATTCCCAATCTTCGATCACGTCAAGGAAGTCTCCAACCGTACTTTCCTGAATGATTTCTCTCTTGTAGAGAGCAGCAATAAAGGCATGGAAGCCGTCAGTCTTTCGTCTCAACGGTTCCTTTTTCAAAAATCTCTTGTTTCCGTCTTTGTCTTCTTTCACAAAGGTATTATCGGTATACCAGAGCATTGATTTGTCATTTTCAAAAATGAATCTTTCGTTCGCAAATCCGTCCTCAATAATTGGAGCCACCTTCGACTGTATCGCTCCTGGATTTCGCAAAAATTCATATTCAAAATCAGCTTCTTCCAGCAATGGTTTCAGCAAGTCCATTCGAAATCCATCAGCACAGACAATTTCGATATTGTAGAGCTTGCGCCACTGGATTAATTTATCAACAAGTAATCTTGGATCTATACTTGGACCATCTACGATAGTAAAGAGCCCTTGCTCCTGCCATTCACGGATTGGAGCCTTGATTTTAAACATATCCAAAAATTGCTTTCTGGCAAAACTGTGTTGCTTCCAAATAAACTCATCACCGTTTTTAAATAGCAGTCCAACACTGGCAAAGTCTCTGATGCTTGCGTAGTCAAAGCCAGCGACACAAGATCTTCCTGAGAGATCTATGCCAGGGCTTCGCAATGCAGCCATTAACTTTTCACGAGTGGTCACATCTTTTTCGATGTCGGCTTCAGGCAGATTCATCCGCTTGGTCATAAATTCCTGTCTGCCTGATGGTTCCAATTCCAAATCATCATAGTCAGCTTTCGTTCTGGCCAGCAGACGTTTGGCATAAGGTGTGGTTTCATCCAGCATAGGATTCGCTTTGGGCCAGTTGCTCATATCATCCACTTCTTCCGGGTCGTCTAGTTTGCAGATAAACGGAAATAAGCGAAATTCCTCAAGTTCTCCATTCAAGATTTTCATTGATTTTTCGATCATCTTGTCATAGAACCCTTCACGGACGTGTCCGTTGGTACCATTGTAGAAGGTACGAGCATGGGCAATTTTACCAAGTCCTGATCTCTGGATTTTAACAGCAGAATCATTTTCAAACTGGTGAATTTCATCGAATTCAAGGCATCCATCACGAGCTGAGTCCATTGTCTTCGGATTATTCGTCCGATAAGAAAAGACCGAGTTGTTCCCTCGGCCTGTAATAGACATCTTTGTTAAATAAAAATGGTCTTCCAGTCCTCTTCGCTGGACAGTTTCATAAACCTCTTCAAAAGATACTTTCCCCTGTTTCTCCGAATTGGCTGTGATAGTCACATCATAATCTCGGATGGGATACAGTGGGCTGATAAAAAACGCATCTCGACTAGACATAAAACCATTCTTACCACCACCACGGGCCAAAGTAAGAAGAAATTCATCGAATTGAGGTTCGCCATCTTCTTTCCTGAAAAGGAATATAAACGGTGTCAAGAATTTTTGATATTTAGCAAGTGGAAAGAAATTCTTTTCAGTGAACTGAATATATTTTTCGATCAATTCATTGTGAAAATAAAGATCATCCCTTGGATATATCTTTTCTTTGATGATTTTGAATAGCAGTGAGCGTTCTTTGTTGACTTTGATTTTTCCTGATTCGGCAAGTTCGATGTATTCATCAATCAGAGGATGAGAAATCACAATAGATCACTTCCGTCTGATGGTGGTTTCTTCTCCACTGGTGAATTTTCAACCTCAAAGTCAAATGATCGCTCAATCGCTAGTAGCTGATTGCTGGTTGTGTTGATTTCTTTGATCAACGAGTTCGCTTTTTGAAATCTTTGCTGACCATTGTGAACTGTGATAACTAATCCATCTTGTTTGAGTCGTTCTTTCAATTCATAAAGTAGACGGACCAGATAGAGATAGCGATGAACTTTCTCGTACTGAATCGCATCTTTCTTTCGTGTGCTGAAATTGCCGATTTTGGAAAGTAACTGGTTTTCCAATTCTTTTATATTTTTTTCTGAGTATTCTTCCATGAGCCCCCTCCCCCTTAAAAAATAGTGCTTTGCATTTGGACAATCGACCCCTCCCACCGGTTCCCAGAGACCGATTTTTTTCGATTTTTTTCGACCGGGGGGTCTGTGAATTTTTCAAAATTTTAAATTTTCATCCCCACCATTCGTCCGAACGAAAATTTTTATTTTGCAATTTGGATGATTTACGAAATTGAAAGCGATGATGTCGCTTGTTATGGCACTCCTTGCACAGAGTACGAAGATTGTTAATATCTAGAGCAAACTCTGGATAATACTCCAGCTCTTTGATGTGATCGACTTCAAGGTTATCTGTAGTCACCTTCCCCTCATCTCGACACCAGACGCATTCAAAATGATCTCGACTCATTGCTTCGAGTCTCAGTTGTCTCCATGATCTTGAAAGATAAAACTCTCTGCGACTTTCTCTTGTCGAAACATCTACTTTCAATTCTTAAATCCTCTGTAACATTTCATACTTTCAATTATCTATTTCTGAAATTCATTATATTATTTCTGAAAACTATGTTGTTTTTCTCTCTTGAATTAGACATATCTTATATTCTGTCTGATTCGCCTCAGCTTTAAAAAGCCAGTAAAATAAATGAATAGCAGGTAACTAATAAAACCAATTAGCATTTTACTCGTTGTGTCTAATTGATAACTATAAATCAAAATTAGACATGGCTTTATCTCGTTGATCCTGTCTAATCCCAATATATCTCAGCGTAATTGCAGGAGATGAATGATTAAATAGATCCATGAGCATTGCCACATCTTTAGTTTTTTTATAGTAATGATAGCCAAATGTTTTTCTCATCGAATGGGTACCGATATTCTCGATCCCACACTCGATAGCTGCGGTCTTCAATATCCAATCGACTGTCCGCCTGTCCAGCGGTTTGTTTTTCCCGATGCGACTTTGAAACAGATAATGATGTAGTGGCATATCTTTGATGTATTCTCTGACTTCCTTCTTCAGAGTCTTTGTCATCTTGAGCTGTTTCCTTTTCCCGGTCTTCTGCTCTTTGATTTTGATATACCAACCTTGCACATCTTTTACTCGTATCCTCAAGATATCTCCTACGCGCAATCCGGAATTGATACCAAATAAAAAGAGTAAATAGTTTCGCTCATTCCATTCTCGAAGATATTCCTTCATTGCCTGGATATCATCTTTGTCACGAATAGGATCCACAATGTTCACAGTGCCACCTCCTTCCTAGGCAAAATAAAAAGCCAGCTTGTGCTGACTTGGCTGATAATAGGAGTACAGGATTCGAACCCGTGACACGCCGGTCATAACCCGACCGCTCTACCAACTGAGCTAACTCCTAACCCGTTTCATAAGGATCCATCGGTTCGGTTTTACCCGATGATATAATTTTACCACCTTATTTTTTAATTTTTTCCACACTTTCGACTATATTTTTAACTTTTTTCCAAATTAATATTAATCTTAGTGTTTACAGATAGTTCATAGATTTTCTTTTCAAGCCCACTAAAGAATGGCTCAATCACTTCCTTGTATGCAAGAGACTTACTGCAATGTAAGTATTTAATCGATGCTCCTTCCACAGTTAGAGTTCCATCAATGTATACTTCCTTGATTGCTGCCCATTGTTTTTCTGGTGTCAAAATCTTGATAGTGCTGATTGCTTCTCTGAGCAATTCGAGACGATGTAGTTCTGGATCCGATTCTTTCTTGATGATATCGGACAGAGCTTTTGGAGTCATTACCTTATTGCTCTTAATCCCTGTATTTGGATCTGTTGGCTTCCAAGGTACTTCAATTTCTTCAATCCGTTCCTTGATTTCTTTCTCGAATGGATATTGCTTCAGGGCTAGAATTAAATATCCATATCTACTTCTTAGATTCATTCATTTACCTCTTTGGTGTAGACTTCCACAATTCCTTGCAAGCCCAAGCTTTCATGATAAGCAAGTGCGTCATGTCTATTTTCAAATTCTTTCTCAATGTATTTTGCTAAGTGTTTAGGATCGATCCAACTTGAGCGTCCATGGTATTTCCTAACAACATATACCCTCATTTATTGTCCTCCACATCGATGATATGATCAATAATACGCTTTAAATCTCTTATATTGTCAAATGGCAGCACTGCATCGTATAGATCTTCAAAGTATGAATCGGTTTCAAAAAACTCTTCCCCAAGTATGGCTATCTCAAGCTTGCCATTTATTTGGGAAATAGATAGAATTCTGTTCGCTCGCATTGGTATATGTACATTATCCAAACTCATCATTTTTTCTCCCTGTTTTTAAAAACGATCACACTAGCCCAGATCAGACCGGAGAGCCAGACTAGTGCGAATAGTAAATATATAAAGTTTTGTAGATCCATTATTTTTCCTCAACATCGTATACCACATAAGAAATTAACTCGTTCGGATTGATATATAGACCCTTAACACGCATTAGATGCCCATTATTAAATTGACTGGCCAATCTATCCAAATCATCCCAACTACATCCGTGCGCTTCACACCTATTGCCATCTTTTAAATAAAACACAATCGTCATCGTTTTACCTCCATGCTCTTAATTTCTCTAGTAAGTCTATTTTTTAAAACATGACTTGTAAAATAACTGCCGTCCTCGTATGTGAAATAATCAACGTTTTCTTCTTCCCACTGACTTTTTGTGTATGGGTATCTGTTTGGTCGTGTCATTCTTTGTCCTCGCTCATTTCTTTATTATATTTATAGGCTGCGTACATTATTAGATCTAGTTCATTCTCATAAGTATTTCCTATCACTTCGCAATTATCCCAGTAATATTTATCAAAAGGTGCATAAGTAGCAGGAGTCACGTTTAGAAATGATAAGTAAAATCCGATTTCTGTTGTTTGTGTGTCGTCATCTTCAAAGTAGGTATATTCACCAAAGCCTACAATACAGCCATAAGCGCTTGTTCGGATTATATCTCCCTCAAAGATTTCTTTGCCATTCTTGTCTTTGCGGCCTGTGGATTGTCCAATTGTTTTTGGATCTACAGGACACCAAGAGCCTATAGTGATGTATTGTTCATTAGCTTCTACCACTTCGTTGATAATAAATGCTTGTTCACCATCTGCAATCAGATAACCATATTGCATTTTACCTTTGCTATCGTCAGCAATAGATATACCTCTAAATTTTGGAATCATTCTGTACCTCCTCAAAGCGCCCATCTTTTTTTGGACTTATTTCTTTTAAAAATAGGATTCTTCTTTTCCTTCTTCTGCTGCTTGTGATATTCACTGTCTTTATTGAAGATAATATCTTCGTCTTCAATAAGTTCAGGAATAAAAAGTCTAGATAGGTATCGTTCAGGTTGTTTCATCCCTCAACCTCCTAAATTGCTAAATGGAACTTCCCACTGATAATCATCGTATTCATAACAAATATTTTTGATAATTTCACCTTTTGAAATTTCAATTTCCTGTGTGAATTCCATGCCACACTCAAACGTAAAAATTTTAATATCAACATCAAACTTACTTGAAATTTCTTGATAATTTTCTGGAATAGCACTCCATGCTTGCTTAAAATTATCAAGTTCAACGATACAAAATTCTTTTTCAAGTTCAAGCCAAACTTCTATTTGTTTTTGATCAACAAACGCTCGCCTTGTTCCATTGATGTAAAAATAGGGAGCTGTGTTGTTGAATCTAAGTAGAATGCCATCATATTCATCTTCTAATGTTACAGTGTCACTTAATAGCATTTCATTCAATGCTGATGCAATATTTTCGCTTTTTCCCCTTAATTTAAGAGATCCTTTGGCCCAATTTGGCATTATTCCTACACCTCCTCAATTTCAATTCCAGGGCAATCAAATACCCAGTCGAATCCGGCGCCTTTTAATTCTTTTTTAGTGTGTTTAATAATAATACTTTCTTTTTCTGAATCAGTGCCAAAATACCAGTAATTATCCTCGGCGTCGTGTTTTAAGTACACACTACTGGGAACGACGCCTTTCATCTTCACCAGATACCGCTTCTCTTTCTCGACTGTATAGCCATTGATCCAAGCGGCAGCAAGCGTTTCTTGATTACGTTCGTGATAAACCCATATCAGAAGTTCTTCATCTTCTTCGTCTTCTATACGCTTAAATAAATCTTGAAAATCCCAATCATTCTCTATAGCATATTTAATATAATCCGCTACAAACTGCGGTACTGTGACTTTCTGTGGTTCGTCTAGTTGTTCTATAGATCCCAATATCCAATTTCTATTTACTGTGACTGTATCTGCTATAGGACCTTCTGAATAAGGCAGCTCCGAAATACGTTTTATCAACTCTTGTTTATTCATTCCTCCACCTCCTCAATCTCAATCCCTGGGCAATCAAACACCCATCCAAAACCAGCATCTTCTAACTCTTTGCGAGTGTGTTCTGTACGAAATTTCTTGTCAATTTTTAACGACGATAACACCCAAGCACGTTGAAATTTGATAAAGTTTAAGTAATTAAAATCATTACTTTCCATCCCTTTAAATCTTACATAATACCGCTTCTCTTTCTTGACCGTGTAGCCATTGACCCAAGAAAGAGCGAAGAGTTCGGAATTATCCCAATACCATTCTGCAACTCTATCAGACATGCATGCATCTATTGAGTAGGACAGCGTATGACCTAGTTTTTTCTGTTCTGTGATAAAATCCGCCACAAAAATTGGGATCTCTACTTCCTGCGGTTCGTCTAATTCAGAAATAAGTCTAATTACCGTATCTATTTCGACATATTCAGATTTATTTCCGAAAAGATTTTTTAAACATTCTATCCGTTCAATCAACTCTTGTTTATTCATCTGGCAAATCCTCTTCTTTTACAAACGATCCATCAATCCATTTGCCTTTCCGATCTTTGATTTCGTTATAAGCCCCAGTGAAACATTTTAGAAATTCATAACCCAATATATTGCTGATTGATTTCAAGTAAGCAACAATGCGCACAAGGTTATGACGACACATTTTTTTACTTGCTAAATCTTGAGATAGCTGAAACTCTGAAATGTTAGCATTTAGCAATTTGAAACAGTCCATTGCTTCTTTTCGTCTAATATTATTAGCCTCTTCAAAGATGCCATGTACATCCTCTTTAATCAGCAATACTAGACCTACAACTACCACAGCACAATCACCAATGCTATCTTTTGTTAGTGCTTCATTCTTTTTCAAGAATCCTGCACATAACTCACCAAATTCCTCACTTAATTTTAATGACTGTTTATCTAGTCGGCCCCCGTTTTCTAGATCTCGATCAATAAACCATTTTTTCACTTTGTTTAAAATTAAATTCTCCATTTTTACCTCTTTCTATTTTTTTACAAGTTTTAAATTACCAGTTTCTTTGCCTCTCCTATTTAGATCTTCATAGAATTTCAATAGCAATTTATCTTTCCCTGTAATTTTGCTTAATTTCTTTAACGAACCAGTACATAAATAATGCCCGTTTTCATAGAGCTTATAATCAGCCAACTCATCCGCATCACCCATGAGAGAGTTCTCTCCAATTTTAAAATATTCGCTAATCAGTTGTATGTGGCGTTCGTGTACTTTTTTTTGGCCGGTTAATAGACTGCTTATTGTAGTCATTGAGTAGCCTATTTCTTCGGACAATTTTCTAGCTGTTAAGTTATGGCTTTTCATTAAGAGCTTTAGTTGCTCCTTGAAATGTTCTATCTGATTTTTGGTATAGCCTGGCATGATACATTGCAGCTCCTTTTTAATTATCAATTTCTACTGGATAGAATGTACCGAATGACTTTCTTAAAGCATTTCCTACCTGGATAGCTACCCCACGAGATACGAACTTCATAGCTTTCGATTCTTCAGAAAAAGAGACATCTAGACCAGTTGTTCCAATCGCTACAGATTTTAAAAATGGTTTTGCTTCTTTTGATCCATGCTTTAAAATAAACATTACTTCCTATCCTTTTCTAAATTCTGTAGCATTTTATTTTTTGCTTCCTCCAAAGCTTTTTTTTCTTGCTCACTTGTTTGATTGGTATAATTTGGTTTTGACCAATCTGGAACGTTTGATTGTTGCTTTGTTGGTTGTCCTTTTGTTTTGCTTTCCTGAAACTTCCGTTCTCGTTCGTTTACTGCTGCAATTGATAACAAGCCATCATTTTTCCAATTTTGCAAAATAGCTCTAATATAGCTAAAATTTCTTTTACCATTGTCAGCAGCTAAACTGATAGCTTTTAAAACCACATCTGGTTCCATACCATCCAGAGTGATGAATTCTTTTAAAGTTTCAAATTGGATTCCATCAATTGGTGAAATACGAGACTGATATTCGTCTACGATGATTTTGAGCGTATTTTTCTCTAAATCTTTCTCTATATCTATCTCTATTTTTTTCTCTTTATCTATCTCTAACTCTGGTGGATGTTCGTCCGACATTTGTCCGGACAAATGTCCTAACAATATTTTTTGTTTTTCCTTCTCAATTCTTCTGCGATAGTCACGCTTTCTATCAGCTTCCGTGTTCGATTTTCCAATAAATGATTCAATGTCTAGCATGAAAATGGCACCATTGTCCAAAACATCAATTAGGTTCATTTCCTTAAAAATGCTGACAGCTTTTTCTACTACTGCCACAGGATGTCTCGTGATTTTTGAAAGCATTTCAGAATTGAATGGGATTCGATCATTGAACATCAACTTACCATTGTTTTTCAAAGATCTCAGATAGAGCTTGATCAAAATGTTAGAGTATAGAAAGCCATCTGGCATACTTTCTAAAATAATCATTTCATCGCTATCATAAAAATTTTCTTTCACTCTCAGATAGTAGTATTTCTTATTATCTGACATTTCATTCCTCCATTCTAGAATGGTAGACCGTCATCAGGGATATTCATTTGATTACTTTCAAATGAAGGAGGCATTTGCTCATACATAGAGTTCCGGTTGGCTGAATTGTCACGCTTTTCTAAACTTCTGAAACTATCAATAACAACTTCAGTCACATAGACACGTTGACCTTGCTGATTCTCATAATTACGAGTTTTGATGTGGCCAGTGATGGCTACAAGATTTCCTTTTTTGATCCAGCTTGCGAAGTTCTCCGCTAATTTCCGCCAGATCACGCAATTGATAAAATCTGCATCATATCCACCATCTTGATTTTTAAAATTTCGATTTACAGCAAGCGTGAATTGTCCAACCGCTTGATCTTGAGGTGTTCGATATAGTTCTACATCACGAGTTAAGCGCCCGATAAGTACAACATTATTAATCATTTCCCACTCCTCTCAAATCCTTTTCATTTTTTAAAATTGCCTTCTCTTTTTCAATCAACCAATCCATGTGAACCTTTGCTTTTTCCAAGTCCTCAATCCCGTTTTTTTGGCGATAACGAAGGATATATTTTAGGAGATTGCCCAAATGATAACCTGTTAGCTGTTCATCATTCATGAAGTTGCGATGAACATCAATTGCTTCTAAGCCATTCCGTCCTTGGTAATGTTTTGGATTTCTTACATTGTCGTTCATAGTTCAGACATTCCTTTCACTGTTCTCTTTTGATGAATCTCTGACATTCTCTTATTCCACATTTCACGCTGATATTTTGCTGATTTGTAATGCTTCATTTTGGCTTTTTGGCGAACGATTACTTCACGCATCACATAGATTGCGAATCCTGAAAATAAAATGTATGTTACAAAAGCTACTGCTAAAATAATTTCAATTGTTGTCATTTTCTTCTACCTCTTTTGTTTCTTTTTGCGGGAAAAGTTCCCGGTTGAATTTGTTGATCATCACATCTTGAGCCTTATTGCTCTCTTTGATTTTTTCGATGCTTTCAGCCCAATGACCTGTACTTTCAAAGTTCATTTGGACTGAATTTTCTAGTTCTTTGATGTGTTGTTCTTGATCGTACATGATTTTCATTGTTGCGCCTGCAAATAATAATAATAGTGTTGCAAGTGATAGAACAGTAAATTTTAATTGTTTTAAACTCATACTCTAATCACCCCATCGTTCTTAAAATCCAGAGCCATCTGATGAAGTTTGTTTTCAAATTCATTGTCTGGCAATTTCATCAATCTGGCTTTTTCCTCTACTTTCAGCGGACGATTAGCATCTTGCCATTCCATCAATTTTAATAATCTTTTAATAGGATCCATTTTTTCTCCTTCAAATTGTGTTATAATTAGTTTATAGTTCTTTCAAAAGTGCCTTTCTCAAGGCGCTTTTTTTATTTTTGCAAGCTTCGACAGAATCGCTGAACATCTTCCAAATTATAGAGATACTTTCCACCTTTCCCAGACTGTTGAAATTGAAATTTCCCTTGATCACGCCATTCTTCTAGCTTGGTTCTACCCCAGCCGGTTGCTTCCTGTAGCTGTTTGATCGGTACCCATGTAATTTGTCTGCTTTGTCTGCGTTTGGCTTCTTCCATTGCTTTGATATTTAGAGATACGAGTTCTTCAAAGAGCTGATTTATATAGTTCTCGTTATGTGTTTGAGTTATTTGATTTAGAATAGGATATTGTGACATTCCCGTCTCCTTTCTAACTTTAATTTTTCTTTTGTTCTATAGCTCTTAAAATTATTTCATGAGCTATATTTTTAGTAAGCTTTTCTAATTTGATTAAAGCTTCACTATAAGTTTCTGATTGTTCAATTAGCCAGTCAGATAACTTTATAATTTCATCTTCAAAATCCATCTCAAGACCGATGACCTTTCTATATTATTGTGTTAAGTTACTACTGACAAAAAACGATTAAATAAGACCTCTTACTCCTTATGAAAATCGTCTGTCAATTTTTATGAAAGGAGGAAATCTATGAATTACATTAATGAAATGTTGCCTAATGAAGTAAGTTTCTTGTCATATCGTTTTTCAACCTCAGATGCAGATAGTGTTGATCCATCATCTAAAACTGTTTTGAAATTTGCTACAACAGTAGATAACGAGAAATTTATTGATTTATTGTCGGTACATGAAAATGGTTTAGTTCTATTAGTTAAAAGTGAAGACCACGAAGTTTGGTCTAATAGAAAACCAATTTCCAATACTGTTGATGGTAAAGTTGTAATTACTTTTGAAAGTGAATAATCGAATCACTAAGTTTTACAGAAGTTTTCCCATCTTTTGAACTAAGGACTTGTTTTTTAACAAGTTCTTTTTTTAATTTTATTTTCATTTATTTCTCCTTATACAATTTATTTAAGTAGAGTATTAGGAAATGATTGCTTAATTGATATCTCTTTAGGATGCTCCCGACCATTAATATAGTCGATTTGGATCAGAGTTTCAGGTACTTCGTCCTTGCTTGTCTCCCAAACAATGTTTATTCCTTGTAAACCGATATCTTCAGCTTGAAAATCAACTCCATTTAAAATAACGTGAGGTATGCTAGAATCACTGCTGATCTTAATTTCTAGATTTTCGATTTGCAATGTCTTTTTTAAAGGTTCGCTCATTTGTTTCTACCTACCCGACTAAACTCATCTGTCCGTTGCGGGCTTTGATTTCTAGCTTGGTATTTGCTGATGGCTCCCAACTATCCCAATAGTCGAAAGCTTTTTCCTCGTCCTTGCGCTTCAACAAATCATAGCGAGGGATCCGGAAGTAGTCCTTGAAGTCTTTAGCAGCCTGAGAAAATACGGATTGTGCAAAATGTCGGTCACGGTATGCTTGGCTGTCTTTTCCACCGAGCAAGGCTACTACTTTCTTCTTGCGTAGCTTTTCTAATGCCAAGCAAATGGATGGATTCACTGGTTGCTCATTCTTTAGATAATCAACATCAGCTGATAAGATGGACTGGCCTTCTTTCAGTTTTTTTAATTCCTGGAGTGCATGGATCATTGCGTCTTCTACCACTAGTTCAGTAGGTTGAATAGTAACTTCATTCATTATTCAAATTCTCCTTCTAAAATGTTGCTTTCTTTGCGGATGTCGTTTAGGTCGTTGAAGAATCGAAGACCACGATTGATAAAGCTATCAAATTCATTTCGGATGATTCCGTCTGCTTTCAGAACTTTCTCCTCGTCTGCGTAGATTAGGCCGCCCATGCTTGCTAAAAAATCATTTCCCTTTTGCAAAAGGCTAGTGATGTTCTTGTAAGCTGAGATTTGCTTCTGTACACTATTTAGTTGCCCTTGCGATTCTTCAATCGCTCGAGTCAATTCATCATACTGAGCAGATTTCTTATCGACCTCTTCACGCTGGATCAATGTGTCAGCAAGTTGCTTTTCGATGAATTCGGAGCGTTCTTCCATTGTCTTAACGGTTTTGGATAGTTCCTTATTCTTTTCTAGCAATTGCTTGTTAAGGTCCTGTGTGGCCTTGTAATCGTCTGGGATGACTTCCTTGACTTTGACCTTGGAAGACTTGATTCTCTCGTTTTCAGCCTGTAGACGCTTGTTTGCAAGCTTGCTGAGGTTGAGTTTCTTCTTAACTTCCTTCAACTCTCGCACCGTTGGATTGTCACCATCTTCGATGCGTTGAATCTGCTCCTCCCTCTCTTCTTCTGGAAGAGTTGCAATCAGATGAAGTGCTGTTGTTCCTAAATTTCGTAACGTTTCGAAATTTGGAAGTTCTTTTGCTATCTTCATTGATTTACTAGCAAAATCTTTGTCAATTCCAAGGTTAGTGTACCAATCCATGAATTCCCCATGTACCAGATTGTGCTCTTTCACATGGTTCAATCGTCTGCCGATTTCCCAAATCGACTGCCCAGCTATTTGTTTGTGATGACTGATTTCAAGTTCTATCTGAGATAGATTATTTGATAAAGCTATTTCGTTCACACGCTTTTTCCTTCCTAAATTTGGTATAATAAAAATAAAACGAGGTGATAGTTATGAGACTAAATCCCGATTGTATTCGAGATATTCTTTTTGTTGTAGAAAATAATGCGACGTATTCAAATGATGTTTCTGAAGAAACGATTTTCAAAGAACTTACTCCAAAATATTCTCGAGAAGAAATCCTCTACCATGTACGACAATGCGAACACAGCGGATTATTCCTCAAAGTAGTACACTATTTTGGAGGCTTCTCCATTGAGGATCTATCACCTTATGGTCATCGTTTCATTAATGATATACGTCAAGATAATAACTGGAGTAAAACAAAGGAAATTGCCAAAAGTGTCGGCTCTTTTTCACTGGATGTTCTGAAAGATATTTCATCACAAGTTATTACCAACCTCATTTCAAATCAACTTGGCGGTAAATTTTAAGTAAACAGTAGCATGGTTGCTTTCAGCCGTGCTTTTTGTTTTGATTGCTTACACACCATTTAATTTTTGGTTATTCAAATAAATGCCGTCTTTTTTTATTTTTTGTTCTTTCATTCTTTTCTCCTACTCCTCAAATTTTTCCCATGACTCATTGATTCGCAATTTTTTGTTAATGCGAAGTTTTAAGTCATCGCTACCTTTTCCTTCTTTGAAAAGTTGAGTTATTGTAGCTGGACTTACACCTACGACAGTTGCTAAGTCTGATCGTGACCACCCTCTTTTTTCGAGAGCTTCCTCTACTAATGAATTCCATCGTTTATGTTGTTGGCTCATCATATCGGCTCCTTTCTACTTTTTTGTAAAACAGTAAAAGAATTAGTCAAAAACTTTATAAAATTCCTTGACATTTTTTAAAATTAATTCTAAAATTAAGGCATAGTTAAAAGACATCTTAAAACCTTTTATCTTTAATGATTCTCGCTCGCCAAAGCTGTCATTTTTTAAAAAGATTTTATATGTTGTTTTGCTAACTCTTTTACTTTACAAAAACTATTTTAAAACTAATTCTAATTTTTGTCAATAGTTTTTAGAATTAATTTTAAATATTTTTTGTCGTATCTTAGAAAGGTTGATATATCAATGTTTTCGACGTTCGATAAAATTAAAGAACTTTGCCAAAAGCAAGGAATTTCGCTTAACCAATTAGAAGAAAAACTAAATTTTAGTACAAATTATCTTTATAGTATGAAAAAGGGAAATCCGAAAGCTGATAATCTCCAAAAAATCGCTGATTATTTTAATGTGTCCACCGACTACCTCTTGGGACGCACGGATAATCCAAACATTGCGAAAGATGGTGATGCTTCTGCACCATTAGACCTCCGAGACATCGCAGCTCAATCTATGTTATTCGATGGTAAACCACTTACCGAAGAAGATATTGATTTTATTACAGCGGTATTGGAGGCACACTTAAAAAATAAATAGAGGTGCATTTATGACTGTAAAAGAGCTTTGCGCTCAAGAGGGTGTAAGCCTATGTTACTTTGACGGAAGCGACTGGCATAGTCCTGGGTTCTTTAATCCTACTTTGAACATTTTAGCATTAGATATTAATTTGTCAGTTGAAGATCAAAAACAAGTTGCTTTGCATGAATTGGGTCACAAAGAGCATACTCCTGCTCAATATGAACTAAATAGAGAATACTGTGAACTGCAAGCTGATAGAAGTATGATTCATCATTTGCTGGAAGAAGAACTACAATTAATGGAAGATGTCAGAGATTTCAATTACATAAAATTTATGGAAAAGTATAAATTAAAGACCATTGCTGATGAAACAATGGTCAAAGATGAGTATAATTCACTAATTAGTTAAAAAGGAGAAAAACGATGGCTATTTTTGGGAAGAATAATGATGAAAAAGAAATTGCTCAAAAGCAGAAATACTACAATGATGCTTATCCTTATTTTGAAAAAAATAATATGCTTAATATTTTAGAAAAATATCCAGAGCAGGCTGCCTACATTGGAAATGTCATGGATAGCAAAGCTGTGGCAATTATGAACGCAAGTGGGCCGGGTGCATTGGAAAAGGTACAGATCCAACAAAATCAAATCTTGATCCAACAAAATGAAGAAATAATTGAGCTTTTAAAGAGGTTAAAATAAAAAAACTCTCCATTTTTTAAAGGAGAATACAATGGAAATTAAATCTTACAAAAAGAAAAATGGTGATACTGCCTACGGATTTAGGATCTATGTCGGCAAAGAAAACGGAAAAGACAAGTATGTGAAGCGTCAGGGCTTCCAGACGAAAGCCAAGGCAAGAGCAGCACTTCTCCAACTTCGAACTGACCTTGAAAATAGTGAGGAAATCACTGTCAAGGAAATTACTGTCAAGGAAGTCGCTGAAAAATGGCTCAAGGAATATGCTGATACAGTACAGGATAGCACCTACATCAAGACAGAACGTAATATTAAAAATCATATCTATCCGACTTTAGGAGACAAGAAGATTTCTACTCTCACTCCTCTGCAACTTCAGGAACAAGTCAATGCCTGGTCCAAAAAACTTGTTTACGGACGTAAAATGAAAGGCTTGATGAATAACATATGTAAGTACGCTATCAGACATGGCTACATCTCAACAAATCCGGTTGAGAGTGTAACAACGCTTGTCAGAAAGCAAGTAGATACAGATAGCGATTTTTACGACAAAGATGAACTGAAATCTTTCCTTGAGTTAGTAGACAAAACAGATGAACTGAGAAAGAAAGTCCTCTTTCGGCTTCTGGCCTTTACAGGAGCTCGAAAAGGGGAGGTTTTAGCCCTCAAATGGGAAGACTGGACCAATAACACTCTGAGCATAAACAAAGCCATTACGAGAGGATTTGACGGGGAATCTGTCGGTCCTACAAAAAACAAAAGTAGCAACCGATTGATCAGCTTAGACGAAAAGACAAATGAACTACTCACAGAGTGGAGAGAAATGAATCCTACTACTACTTTTATCTTTGAGAATGAATTTGGAAAACCAATACCAGGAACACTACCACGGAAATGGCTACAACAAATTGTCAAAGATTCGGATGTGCGCCCGATTAGAATCCACGGCTTCCGACATACACATGCCAGCCTATGCTTCGAAGCTGGAATGACACTCAAACAGGTCCAGTATAGACTTGGACACTCAGATTTAAAAACAACCATGAACATCTATACTCACATCACTAGAGAGGCTAAGGATGATATTGGCGAAAAGTTCGCAAATTATATTGATTTTTAAACAAATAACATAAAAACAGACCCTTTGGATAAAAAAGGGTCTGTTTTTGGGTCTGTTAGTTTCAAAAAGGTTCAAAAAAGAATAGAAAGTATAAAACAAAAAACGTTGTTTTTACAACGTTTTAGAAACTTTTAGAAAACTTTAGAAAGTATATATGGAGCCGGTGGGAGTCGAACCCACGTCCAAACACCTGCCAGCATATTTGTCTACAACCATAGGTTATGTATTATTTTAACAGCTACATGACACATAACTCAAGCCCTGTACCTGCGAGTCTATCACTCTCTTATCTAACTCCTAGACAAAGTTAGATCGTATCTCGCTAAAATAAAGACCTGTCATCAAACACGAGCGATTCGAGTCGGGTCACGCCTGCTGGTGTTTAGGCAGCTAAAGCGTAAGAATTATTATTTTTTGCAGTTATATTTAACTGGCGTTTTACATCCGCTAGATGAGTTGCAAAATATGCCTCATAATGCCTGTCGAATCCGTAACGACCCCAAAACGAATACCATTAGTATATCAAAATCTAGCTAAAAATGCAAAAGAAAAAATTGAACAAGGAAGCCTTCTTAAGAAAGAACCTTGTCCAATTAGCTATCATTATTGAAGATTCAACTTATACTTGCTGATATAGTGAACCGTGAAGTACATAGAAACAATTTTAATCGCTTCATAGATGAGTCCTGGGATGAAGTCAATTCCAAAATCATCGGTAGTACTAGACATCGTACCGATTAGATTAAATATGTTTTCTAAATCTCTAAAAGGATTGACAATTGTACCGATGATACTTAAAACAACCCACAATAAAAAACCAAATAAAATTGCTTTAAGACCACGACGATTTTGGAAGAGTTGACCAAGCGCAATCGATACATAAAACATCAAAATTCCTGAAGCTGTTGTAACCATTATCCAGACGATCTGCCATAGGGTAAAAGAATGGCTCAAGATAGAAAGGTAGTTATCCCAAATAAGAGAGAGATCTTCACCTGTTACAGAACCCATGACTAACAAAGTCACAATACCACAGATATAGAGAAGAACAAAGCAGTAAATGCTCGCTATCCAAGCTCCCAAAAATTTAGACAAGAGAATCGCATGGGGACTGGCTGGAAGGGTCCAGGTCAAGTAGCCTTCACGTCCATATAAGTTCGTATAGAAACGACGGATAATAATATAGTAGTTACTGAGAAAGAGAACAATCAAAATCCCAAAAATGAGAATAAAAAGAATCCCAATAATCGTTTCCAGCATTTGGTTTTCCAAGAAGTTGGCATTTGATGCATTACTTCCACCAATGACACCTACTAGAACTGATAAACTTAGGACAATCAAAGTCATCAACAAATACCATTTCGCTGTTGATTTAAATTCATATTTTAATAATTTACCAAACATGGGGTCCTCCTAATAAACACGGAATTGATCACGGAAGATCTCATCGATTGATTTTCCGTGTTGATTGCGTAAAACAGTCGTATTTTCATGCAAGAGGATTCTTCCTTGGTTGATGAAAATAGCCTCATCCAAAACTTGCTCAATATCAGCAATCAAGTGAGTAGAGATCAAGACAGAAGAATTTGGACGTCTATTCTGAATAATGGTCCGCAAAATATAATCACGCGCTGCTGGGTCAACCCCACCGATTGGTTCATCGAGAACATACAAGTCAGCTTCACGGCTCATCACCAAAATCAATTGCACTTTTTCCTTGTTTCCTTTTGAAAGGCTATTCAATTTTTGATTTGGAAGCAAGTGTAAGTCATTGAGCAATTGATAAGCACGTTGGACATTAAAATCAGCATAAAAATCTTGAAAATAACGAATGGCATCGTTAATTTTCATATTTTCGTTCAAATAAGTTGTATCTGGTAAATAAGAAATAACTTTTTTAGACGCTGGGGATGGCAATTGTCCATGAATATAAATATTACCAAGACTTGGTTGCAACAAACCATTAATCAGTTTAATGATAGTTGTTTTGCCACTACCATTGGGACCTAAAAGCCCAATAATACGGCCAGGTTGGATGTTCAAACTAACATCCATAAGAGCAACTTCGTGCCCATAATTCTTTGTCACATGGTCCAAGTAGACCAAAGGATATTGATTCAT